CTCTGAAGCTGTCTTGAGGGGTAGCGGACCTGAGGTACGAATCGCTGCCCAGATCATACTTGACAGTCTTGGCAGTCCCAGAGTTCAGGTCGGTGACGTGGATGCCAGCGGTCGCTGAGGATCTGTTCGCCTCAATGCTGACCATGAACTCTTCTGAGCTGTCCCTCGTGACTACGTGAGTGAACGCCGACGATACGTCCAGAGAGGAGCCAGAGGAGTCCTTGATCTCGGCTACGTGGTTCGTCGGGGGTCTCTTGGTCAGGCCGCCTACGAGGAAGGGAACCGCGTTCTCCATCTCCTCCTGTTGATTAGGGAGGCGCTGAGAGTCCGGCTGCTGAGACACACCCCCAGCAAAGTTGGGAACTGAGGTGTTGATCAGCATCAGTAGATCCTTGTTCTCACGGCAGGCGGTCGAGATACGATACCGAATACGTCAAAGTGATCGAATATGGAGTGATCAGCAGTATCCGACTGGAACTCCTTGAGAAGCGCGAGGGCTCGTACCTCGTCCTGCTGAGAAAAGGCGTGGTGAGCCTGTGAACCGACCATTCGATCTTGGAAGATCCGGGCAGACCTCACCGTGATGTAGTTCTTGACCGGCTCAGGAAGCTCATCGAAAGTCAGGAGAAACACCACGGTCGCTTTCACGTCAGACTCGAACTCGTACGTGTTGTCAGTCCGATTGAACAGCTTGGAGCCTCTCTGAGTCACGTCGCGCTCGTCGTAGGACGTGCCGATGGATGTCATGTCGATGTCTACCCGCACCACGTTGTCGCTGAGGATGATCTCTTTGGACGTGGAGTCGGGGCTGAACACTACATCGCGTTGGGTGTTGAAGTGCCACCCGTGAGTCTGAATCTCTCTATTGACCTCAGTCAGGATGTTGCGAGCAATCGCTGCGTCAGCGTTCTTCTGGGCATCAAGAGAGTTGATAGGAGGCTCTCCGACAGCCGATAGCATCGTGTTGACTGCTTCCAGTTCAGTGGCTCTGTTAAGCGCCATGGATACCTCCTTGAGATTAAAAAAGGGGCCGACCCTGCGGAACAAGGCCGACCCCCGAATGGAGACTCATATGTACCAAGTGTACATAAAGTCGTAGCTGCTGTCTAGATCAACCAGCGTCAAGCATCAGTTCGATGCAGCACTCCTCGCGGAGAACGCCGTGACCCATCGCATACTTCGCCATCATCAGGGTGCCGAGTCGATCCATGTAGTACTCGGATTCCATCGACAGGTCCATCAGCTTGACGGTGCCGATTCCTTCGGTCTGGAAGACGATACCGACAGTATCCGAGAAGTCAGCGTTACCGTAGCCGGTGCCGCCGGATCCGAACACGTCGTTGTTGATCGCAGCATCAGCGTGAATCTCGCTGGCCTGAGCAGCACCGCTTGGGACGTGGTTGGACTTCAGGATGGTGATACCAGCAACCGAGGTGACCGTACCCGCAACGACCGAGCCGAGGTTACCCTCAGGGTTCTTGTCTCGGTTGATCGCATCCTGATTCTCCTTGACGAGCTTGTAATACTGGCTCGGCGGGAGAAGGCAGACACGTCCTTCGCTCGGGACGTTCTTCTGGTCGAACAGCTCGGCAGCAAGAAACAGTCCCTGAAGCAGCGAGTCACCCGTGGCGTCACTCGGAGCAGCGCCGTTGGTCTCAACCTTACCAGTCGTGATCCCGACCTCGTTAGCTGATGCGTCAGTGTTGTCACCAAGGTTGACCTTGGCTCCACCGAACTGATCATCACCACCCGCAAGAGTAGCGCCGAAACGACCCGTAGTAGCACGAGCACCCGCGATGACCGTACGAATCAGGTTCCTGTCAGCAGCGTAAGCAAGCTGTCGCCCGATTTCAGTCGAGTAGATGGACCGAACGTCATAGTGGTTCTTGGCCTCGTCGATATCGGACATGAATGCGGACGCAGTAAGCACACCGTCAATCGAGATGGTGCGTTCAGCGTGCTTGATCTGGGACAAGTACTTGTTCGCGTTGGTCTGAGCAAGAGCTTCAGAACCCTGAGCACCAGAGATCGTGTTGGTCACGGTCTGGTGGAACAGCGACTCACCGGGAGTGTGGTAAGCAGCCGCGGCAACGCCCGTGGTCGGGAACTGCGCAGTCTTACCGCTGGTGATCGTACGAACACGATGCAGAGGCATCATGAGGTTGTTCTCTTCAAACGTGGTAAGAACTTCCCCACTGAAGACCTTGAGGAACAGGGCATCAACGTCACCAGAAGCATTGATCTGCCCCAGACGAGATGGCTGAACTCCGAATTGAGATGAAGACATTAGTCTTGACTCCGTAGTTAGTAGTTTTAATTAGAGACAACAATGTGATGGCTGTCTCGGTAACTAAGGAATCTCAGTTATCCACCGCAGCAGGCCGGGAACCATCGTTCCTCGACATACCATCAATCACCAAGCACGGCATGACCAATATCGAGCGGTCAGTTTGTCCTTGGCGGTAGAGCATTTGTGGCGAGCACGGAATGACTTCCGCCTCTCCGGGTTATTCTTCTTGATCGTCATGTTCGCATCACCAAATCGGATGATCTTTTCCTTGCCTCCTTGGCAGGCTTTGACCACAGACTTCTTGCCGCCCTGAACAGACCTTCGAGGCTTGTTGCAGGGCATAGTCTTCTTGTTGATGCGCTTAGCCATCATTTCCCTCGGCTGATCATCTTCATGAAGCGGTCCTTGAAGCACATGCCTGCGACGAACCCGCCAACGGCGACGAGTCCCATGAACCAAGCAGTCCCAAGGAAGCTGGATACGGATGCGATAATCATTGTTTCTTCTCCTGAAGAATCTGTTTGACAGTCTTGTATGTCCACGCAGCACTGATGAGTCCCGTGAAGACAATCGCGGGGGCAAAGAGATAGTGCGAATATCTGGCAATGACAAAGTTCAGGACAACGAGTAGCAGTCCTCCAATCACCGGATACCACCCCTTCTTTCCCGAGGTGACAACAAGCAGTACCATCCCGGCTATCAGACACAAGCCGCCGGTCACAGACAGTACCGTCAACGGTTCCGACTCAGCAGTCTCCTTCAGACCCTTGAGGGCGCTTGAGGGAGGCCCGATGGGCATCGTCGTCCGACAGCCCACGAGTAAAAGAACCACGAGCATCGAGTACAGGTGGTTCATACGTCACTCACATTTTTTCGGATGGTGAATGCTTTGTTGAAATGCGAGTTCAACTGGCTTTGGGCGGCTTTGATCCTGTGATCATGAGCCTTGATATCTCTTTCGAGAGTTGCGATCCTCGTATTTACTTTCCACAGGAACGCGAAGATACCGAGTATCGAGGGACCAGCGATGCTGAGCCCTATGGTGACGAGATGTTCTTCCATGGTCTCCCCCTAGACGGACGCTAAGGAGAGTCCTGCACCTCACAGGATGTTCGAGTTACCGAGCCTCGTTTCCACTTCTCTCCGGTACGCCACGTCGTTCTTGTATCGGGGGTCCTTCATCGCCGTAGTAAGCTCAGCGAGGGAGTTGAACCCCGAGTAAGACCCGGAAGTGCCTGTCGCCCCCTGAATGAGCTGGCCGCTACGGCCTCCAGCAGCCTCCCACCGAGCCTTGAGACTACGGACAGCGAACATGACTTGATCTTCCTGTCCATTAACCACGGCGGCGTCAAACGCATCCTGATCCTCTTGGCTTAGGTTCTCCGTAGCCCACTTGATCATGTTCTCGTAGGCGTCGGGGCCTCCGACTTCGCTCTGAACGCGCATCACTTCGAGTTCAACACGGGCCTTGAGCCCCTCGACATGAGCTTCAACGATCTCTCGGGGCAGTCCCCAATCGACGAGCTGCTGCTTGGACTCCTCGGATACGTCACCGTTGAGCTGAAGCTCTTCTGAGAATGCGCTGAAGTCATCGACGCTCAGCGGCTCAAGATCACCGGATTCCGTCTCGCCAGTTTCGGGAGCGGACAGCTTGGACTCAAGCTCGTTGTACGCCTTCGCAAGCTGCTCTGGACTGACGAACTTGTCTGGCAGCCACTCAGGGCGTTCTTCAGCGACTTCTTCAGCCTGCTGGTCGAACAGATTCGCTTCTCTAGCCTCTTCCTGACCGATCTGCTGCTGCTGGGCAGCTTCCTGCTGCTTCAGCTCCTCAGTCAGCGATTCGATCTTCTGCTGTTCAGCCGCAGCGGCGGCAGGGTTGTCTTCCTTGACAATTTCTACTTTCTGGTAATCAGCCATGAATGCTCCTTATTAGGATCCAGATGCTGAGTCAATCATACCTTGAGCGGCCATAGAAGCAACCTGAGCCTGTTGGGCTTGCTGCATTTGAGCCTGTATCTCTTCCTCAGTCCTGACCAGACCCTCGGTGTCAATACCCAAAGCAGAGGCCCTTCGGGACATGTACTCAGAAATGCTGACATACTGAGACAGCACCTGAGGCCCGAGAACCTGAGCAATACCCGCGAGATACACATCGAGCTTGTTGAGGTCGTTACCTCGCCCCAAAGCCTCAATCCCGGTGACAATCGCGGGAGTGATCTTGTCTTTCGGGAGTTTCGGAAGTTTCTTCTGCTTCTGCATACGGTCCATCATCCGGTTGACGAGCGGGAGCTGGAACTCAAGGCTGAGGACACTGTAGATCCCGCCGAGCTGGCGCTCAATCGACTGGGTGACGAGCCTCACTTCTTCTGCTGTGACACGATCCGCATTACGTATCGTTGATTCAGTGAGGAGGAAGGCATACGCGAGACGATCATTAATCTGTTGAGTCGCACTGAGCGCAACTGAGAAATCATTCGCTTTCTGGGTTTGGAGAACCGAAACATCAGAAGCACTTCCTTCGCGTATCGCGCCATTTGGGGACTCACTGAGAGTGCGAGCCCTCGTCGTTCCGTTTGGATTGACCAGAAACAGGACCTTTGAGCTAGCCGCTGCACCCTCGACGATAGCCTTCGTGAGCCCCTCAAGGCTCTGGAGATCGCCGTAGTACTGTTCGACATAGCCTCTCCCGTAGTTCTCACCGTCAACCCGCAGCATCCTGAGTGCGATGAACGGGGACTTGTCCTTCGGGTATTTCTTGTAAGTACTCTCGATGACCTTGCCCTTGACCTCCTGCATGACCTCTACAGTCCCGTCATTCAGGACGCGCTGCATCGTGAACAGGTCAGTCTTTGCCTTGCTGGCGTCTCCTTGGGCGTACACGTGCTGCTGAATGTCTTCTGGCAGCATCTCAGGATCGACCGTCTCCTTCAGGATGATCATCTTGGGGTTGCCTGACGGATCCCGCTTGACCACGTATCGGTCGAGGTGGATAACCCTCATCGGTCCCTCATCCGGTAAGTACAGCAGGGCGTTCCCGGTGACCACGAGATGTCGCAGGGCCTCGAACGTACTGACCCTGATGTTGTTCACTTCAATCTCTCTGGATATCGCTCGCTCAATCTTGGACAGCGAGGTTTCTACCTCACGCTTGATCCGAGGATCCAGAGCTTCCATCTTGGTCTGCTCCGCCTCGTCGATCACAAGCCTGAAGAAGGGCGAGTTCGGGGGCAGGAGAGACATCAGAAGCGCGGAGCTGAGGTTGGAGACCCCTCTGGCTCCCGTTGACTGGTAGGGCGTGGGGAACTTCTGGTGGCTCGTCGTCCCGGCGTCGGGCATGATCGTGGGGATCGTGAGCCTGCTGGAGTCTCTCGCCCGCTCCAGATACGTGTGACGATCACCCTCGCACATGGCGTATCGACCAGCGATCGTCTGTGAGGTGTTCATCCGTAATTAATCCCTGACATCGCCATTGGAGCGCCTCCAGCAGTCATCATGGGCTGAGCGCCTGCAATCGGAGGCGTCATATTGATCGTCAACATGCCCTTACCGGCCCGTCGTGAGGAGGCCCTGCCCCGACGCTTCTTCAGGGCTTCGATCTCTGGCTTGCGCTGCATACCCTTCTGAGTGCCCCCCGTAATCACGGGAGGACGCCCGATGAACTGCCGCTGAGGGCGAGGGACTGGGTTGGGACGAGGTGGTCGAGGGGGGTTGAACCCGAGAACATCGTCAGCAAACTCAGATAATGACTTGCACATGTAAAACTCCTAAAGTAACGACTCTTGTTGATCTTTGTAGACCGCGTTTAAGAAGCGAATAACGGATCTCGCTCCTGAGTTGTGCCAGACCTCTTTTTCAGTCCACTGGAGGTCGGCTGACTGCTCAGGCCACCGCTGATTTAGCTCCTCAAGCAGGTCACGCGGCACTTCAGGGAAGGGACTTTTCTTACTCATTCCTTATAGTCATCCTTTTCTTGGCTCGCATATGCGTAAAGCAATACGCTGTAGTTAATTAGGTCCAAAATCGTGTCCAGAAGCGCCTCATCCTTGGTCTTGAACGCGCCGTTCCGAGAGAACGTGATGAGTCTAGAGATTTTGTCCGTCATACGCACCAAAAACCCGGTCTTGGTGTCGGTGATCCCCAGCTTCTCCACCCTCGTGAAGTTCAGGAACGGGTCACTAGCGTCCTTACCCCCGCTGTAATCGTGATTCTTCCTCTCCATGAGGGATCGAGCCTGATGGGTCAGCTCTTGATGGATTTCAAGCAGTCTTTTGCGGTCTACGGATTCCATAGTTTTACCTTACTCTGTTTACGGTCATACTCGCCCCACCTGAGGATCCGAGCGACCCTAGCCTGTACAAGTGCTTCCTGCTCTGACAGGCCAGCGTTGGCGTACGCCGCAGCCACCTGCTCCCAGTCGCAGTGTTCGTTGAGCAGCCGCTCTGCCGTCTTCGGGCCCACCTTCGGACAGCCGCTGTAGCCGTCAACGGAGTCCCCTGTGAGGGCCTGAGTCAGGTGCATCCGATCAGCGTCTTCGAGTGAGACCTCGACCACCCCCTCTTCTGGCTTGTGAGGGTTGTAGTGCTTGCCCGGTATCGTCTTGAGATCCTTGTCGATTGTGACGATGATACGATCCGCCGACATCTTGTAGCACCCGAGCCAGCTACATGACCTCGGCATACCCGCCAGTAGCCCTAGGATGTCGTCTCCTTCGAGACCCTCTTCCTCACAGACCGTATAGACCTCTCTCGTGTACTGCTTGAGCACAGGAAATCCGAGAGGCTTACGCTTCTTCTTCCTGTTGCTCTTGTACGTGGGCAGGACATCCTTCCTCCAGTTTGTCTTGCCCGTATATGCGATGTACAGACGGTCGCCATCCAGAGTCTTCATGAGGTCAGCCACCCAAGCGTCGAAGCGCATCCGGGCCTCCTTCATGTCGCAGTGAAGTGTCCAGATATCGTCGCCCCAGTCCCACGCTTCCTCGCAGGCGAGTAGGACCTCATAGATAACAATGTCACCATCAAGAAGTATATTCTTCGTCATCGGGCGATCCCCCCGCCTGTATCGCGAGTCGGCCAAGCTCGATGAGGCCCACGCAACTGTGGTACGAGCCGCTGAACGCAACTGTGAGGTCCTCGGTCTGCTTCGTACGCTGAGAGGCCCCCAGCACGATCAGCTCGTCAAAGCGATTCTGAAGTTCTTTGATCATGTCGTCGTTCGTGACGTACGTGAGATCAGTCATACCGACACTCCTTGTCAGCTCGGATTCGATCCATCAACCACTCCCGCATAGCTGATCGCGGCGGATACCGCTGCATCTTGCTGACCAGTATAGCTTGATTCCGTTTTTCTATCAAAAACTCAGAGATCTCATCGAGGGCTCGCAAAGCGTTCTGCCCATATATGCCCCAAGTGAACACGAGCTTATTGGATCTCGTCCTCCGCTTGGCTACTGAGCACGTGCCGCCCAGTGTCTCATACAGCTTCTCGACTATCTCTCTGCTCGTCACCTCGACACGAACGCAGGGTGTAGTCCTGTAGGCGATACTGCCTTCGCCGTCGATG